GGATGCTACTATTGCTTATCGTAATTACTGCATTAACGAAAAACACTACGCTAAGTGGGAACAAAATAGACCCAAGCCTAATTGGTGGACAACACAGGAGGTTATATAAAATTACTAGTAAATCTTGACATAATTATTTTGTTTATGTTAAGATATATAATATATTAATCAAATAATACGGAGAAAAAATGAAAAAAAATATAATATTTAAATTTTTATTATTTATTTTATTTATTGTAGCAACTACCACATCTTGGACTGTTGGCTCAAAAATAAACGATAATTCAGAAGACGTAAAAGGTCTTCGTAAAGCTTTAAAAAATTTACAAATTCAAGTTGATGTTAAAAAAGATACTTATGATAATATTGTAGCTAAACAAGATGTTATTTTAAATTTAATAAATAATTTAGATGATAAAATAAATAGTTTAGAATATGAAACTTCACAAGACATTCTTAATGTTTTATCTTTGCTTGATGAATTAAGACAAGAGGTTAAAGTTTTAGAAAAAACTTCTGAAACTTCTGAAGAAATAGTAAATTCAATAGGAGCCACAGGAGGTTTCGGAGTGTTGACTGGTACCCAATCATTGGGAAAGAGCAAAGAGGTTTATACAGAGCCTCTCAGTGAGCCTGAGACCCCTTCTAAAATTGTTAAAGAAATTATACCAAGTGTACCCTGTCCTACTCCCATATCAAGGAGAAATTTCGGCACATATATTAAAAATATTACATTAAAAAATTCTCAAAAATTCAATGTTAATTTTGATCTTGAAAGTGGAACTCCAACTAATATTAATATTACAGAAATTACTAACTCAAGATTAATAAGAGCTGTTAATCGTTATATTTTAGATTTAAATTTTAAAAATGTTACAACAAAGAATTGTTCCATACCATTTACAATTAATTAATAAGGAGATTTATGAATTATTTATATCAGAGAATGTTAGAAGAAGAAACCACAGCTGTCTTTGACAAAGAACAACTAAAAAAGTTTGATGAATATATTACAAAAAATTATAAAGAATTTTATGAAAATAAAATACCATATGAAATTAAAAAAGAAGGTGAAAAATTTATCGTAACTTTATTTGATACAACACATATAACAATGAAAGATATATTGCTTGACATTGTCAAGTGATTAGTGTATAATTGTCTCACAAAACGCCAAACCAAGGAGGTATTTATATGGCAATACAAGAAGGAATAGCCTATTGGGCTAGTGTAACAACTCCAAACACTAAGTTTGAACCTGTGTATACAGTAGACTTAGTGGTTGAAGATTCAGTCGCTGATGACTTTGAAAGACGTGGATTTAAAGTAAAAAATCTAACGATTCAAGACGAAGTTATTGGTCGATCTGTGAACTTTAAACGTAAAGTGAATGGTCCCAATGGGATGGTTCGCAAAGCACCTACGCTTGTAGATGCTAACAAAGTCCCAATGGATGAGTTAGTAGGTAATGGGTCTAGAGTTAAAGTTCAGTATAATGAATGGGAAGTTTCTAATAAATATGGAAACTTTAAAGGTCTTGATTTTCAAGCTATGCAAGTACTTGACTTAGTACAGTATAAGTCAGGGGATGGTGCAGAGTTTGAAGCTATTGATGGTGGAGAAGAATTTTAAAATGATTATCACTATTAAAAATGAAAGTGGTGAGAACTTATTCGACATCAATAAAATTAACGATGAGCAAAAGAAGCAGGAAGCTACTATAACTGTACAAAAAGTAGGGACTTTGCAAGTCGTTATTGAAGCTTTAGACTTTGCTTCACGAACACATAGAGTTAACTTAGAACAGTTAATTTTAGAGTGTGATGAAGCTAGGATAGAGCAGACAGAGACTACTGAGAAAGAAGATACAACTGAATCTCAATAGTTATTTTTAACCAAGGCACTCTGTAATATGGGTGCCTTTTTTTCAAGGGTCAAAATGGAAAATAAATTAAAGTTTATTAAGTATCATCAGCCTTGCCCTTCTTGTAAGAGCAGTGATGCATTGTCTGTTAATGAAGATGGTTCGGCAAAATGTTTTAGTTGTGATGAATTTTTCCCATCTTTTAATAGGACAAACAATATAAAAACATTAACAAAATCAGAGCCAGTTAGAGAAACAGTCAGAGAATTAAATGCTCATGGAGGTGTTTTCGCCAAACTTTCAGATAGAAATATTTCAAAAGAAACAGCAGAAAAATATGGAGTTAAAGTTGTTTATGATCAGACAGGTAAACTAGCTCAACATATTTATCCTTTATATATAAACAATGAACTTACAGCTAACAAAGTTAGATATGTTCGTGATAAGAAATTTTCTTTTGATGTATCACCATCAGGGGTTGGATTGTTTGGTCAACAACTATTCAAAGAGGGAGGAAAGTATCTTACCATTACAGAAGGAGAGTGTGATGCTATGGCTGCCTATGAACTACTCGGTAGTAAATGGGCAGTGGTGTCCATTATCAGAGGTGCTCAGTCTGCCGTCAAAGATATTAAAGAAAATTTAGAATATGTAGAAAGTTTTGATAATATTGTTATTTGTTTTGACAAAGATAAACAAGGCAGAGAAGCAGCTCAAAAAGTAGCTACTATAATTAAGCCGGGAAAAGCTAAAATTGTAACACTACCAAATGGTTACAAAGATGCTAACGATATGCTTATTAAATCAAAGTATAAAGAGTTTACTACTTCTTGGTGGGATGCTAAGACTTATACACCTAGTGGTATTATACGTGTTTCTGAAAAACAAAAAGCATTTTTAAATCGTGAAAAAAAAGAAAGTGTTCCTTACCCTTGGAAGGGTTTAAATGAAAAGCTTTACGGACTACGTCAGGGTGAGCTTGTAACTCTAACAGGTGGAACAGGTCTTGGTAAGTCTAGTATTACACGGGAGTTAGAACATTGGCTTGTAAAAAATACCAATGACAACGTAGGAATTATAGCACTTGAAGAAGATTGGAGAAGAACTGTGGATGGTATACTTTCTATTGAAGCTAATGCTAGATTGTATGTTGACCAAGAACGAGAAAAATTTAATCAAGATACATTGATTGATATGTTCGATAAAGTATTTGCAGATGATAAAGTATTTATACATGCTCACTTTGGAACAAATGAAATAGATGATATCTTTGCAAAGTTAAGATACTTAATTGTTGGATGTGATTGTAAATGGGTGGTAGTAGACCACTTACATATGTTGGTTAGTGCCCTTGCCGAAGGTGATGAGAGACGAGCCATTGATAATATTATGACTAGGCTTAGAAGTTTAGTCGAAGAGACAGGTGCAGGTTTAATTCTTGTGTCTCACCTCAGACGTGTCGATGGTAACAAAGGACATGAGAATGGAATTGAAGTTAGTCTCTCTCACCTACGAGGTTCTAATAGTATTGGACAGTTATCTGATTGTGTCATTGCACTGGAACGTAACCAACAATCAGACGATCAAGAAGAAGCGAGAACCACAAGACTGCGTGTGCTTAAATCAAGATACACAGGTGATGTAGGGATGGCAACTTCTTTAATCTATGATAAAGAAACAGGAAGATTATCTGAAATATTTGATAATGAATTTAATATTGAAGATGATATTATAAATTCTTTTTAGGATGTAATTATGGAATTAGTATTTGATATTGAAACAAATGGATTGATTTGGGAATTTCTATCAAAGAATAAAGAAACAGGGGAACTGGAAAGAGTTCCTGCTGCTGATAGTATTTGGTGTATTGTTGCTATTGATGAAAGCAATAAAGTATATTCATTTGATCCTACACAAATTGACGAGGGCATTGAGTTTCTAAAGTCAGCCGACATTCTAGTTGGTCACAACATCATTGGCTTTGATATCCCTATAATTAAAAAACTAAAGCATGTTGATTTGTATAAACATGCTAAAGTTCTTGATACCTTGACCCTATCAAGACTGTTACACCCGACAAGAGAAGGTGGACACAGCCTAGAAAAGTGGGGATGGAAACTCAATTGCCCTAAGTCAGCTTCTCCTGATTTTAAATCTTATAGCAAAGAAATGCTGGACTATTGTATCCAAGATGTAAAATTAAATAAATTAGTTTTAGAAAAACTTAGATCAGATAGTGCAGGATTTAGTAAAGATTCTGTAGAAATTGAACATGAAACAAGTAAGATATTAGCCGATCAGGAACAAAGTGGTTTTTTATTTGATGAAAAAAACGCTACGCTTTTATTAAGTTCTTTAAACAAAAGAAAAAAAGAAGTAGAAACAGAAGTTCATTATACTTTTAAACCTAAACTTGTAGATGTTAAACGTGTGTTTCCAAAACTTAAAAAAGATGGAACACTAGCGAAGTCAGGTTTAACTGAAGAAGAATATTTAGAAAGAAAAGATACTAATAATATAAACTCTTTTATGAGACAAGAGTTACAAGAATTTAATCTTGGAAGTCGAAAACAAATAGGTGAGTACTTAATTGATTTTGGGTGGAAACCTAAAAGATTTACTCCAACAGGACAGCCGATTGTAGATGAAGGAACACTAAAAAAAATATCTCATATTAAAGAAGCTCAATTAATTGCAGAGTTTTTACTCTTACAAAAAAGAGCTGCTCAAGTTGAGTCATGGCTAGACGCTGTTAAAAACGATGGAAGAGTTCATGGTTCTGTAATTTGTACAGGAACAATTACAGGTCGTATGGCACATCGAAATCCAAACATGGCTCAAGTTCCTGCTGTGTATAGTCCTTTTGGAAAAGAATGCAGAGCTTGTTGGAAAGTTCCGGAGGGATACAAACTTGTAGGTGTAGATGCAAGTGGTTTAGAACTACGCATGTTAGCACATTATATGAACGATAAGGAGTATGTAAATGAAATTATTAATGGAGACATTCACACAACTAACCAAAAGTTTGCTGGACTTGAATCAAGAGATCAGGCAAAAACTTTCATCTATGCACTTATATACGGAGCAGGAGACGAAAAACTTGGAAGCATTACTAATGGAAGCAGAGCAGACGGTAAGAAGTTGCGAGAACGCTTTTTTAGTAGTCTCCCAACACTTAGAACTCTTAAAGAACGAGTTGATAGAGCAGCAAAGAAAAAATTTTTAAAAGGCTTAGACGGTAGAAAGATATTTGTTAGACATGAACACGCTGCTTTAAATACTTTATTGCAAGGAGGAGGAGCAGTGGTAATGAAAAAAGGATTGATATTACTTAATACTCGTTTGTCTCTTGCAAATCTTGATTATAAATTTGTAGGTAATATCCACGATGAATGGCAAATAGAAGTAAGAGAATGTCAAGCTAATAGAGTTGGTCAACTTGCAGTTGAAAGCATTATTGATGCAGGGACATATTTTGGTATGCGTTGTCCTTTAGATGGTGAATATAAAATAGGAGAAAATTGGAGTGAAACACATTAATTGTAACGAGTGTGGTGCTAAATTAACAGATGAAAATTGGCAACCATCCCGAAAAAAAAGAAAAGAAAGAGTTTGTATTCCTTGCTATGCTACTTTAAAAAAGTATACTAAAAGAAATACTGAAAGGATGTTTGTTAATGGTAAGTACATAAGTAAAACTCATCCGTTGTATAAACCCGGACATTACAAAACATTTGAGGATGCTGCGTTTCAATCTTTATCTAGTTATTCTAGTAGTAAAGAAGGTCAAGTATATATAATTACAAATCCTGCTTGGGAAGGTTGGATTAAAGTTGGCATGGCTGTAGAAGCACTTGACAGATGTAACCAATATCAAACGTCTTCTCCTATGCGAGATTACAAATTAGAATATTATAAAAATTTTAAAAACAGAAGACTTGCTGAATCAAAAGCACACAAACTTTGTAGAAAACAAGCTATAGAAAAAAACGGTGAATGGTTTAAGCTATCTATAACAAAAGCTATTAGTTTAATTGATAGCATAACTGAGGAAGAATATGAAAAAGAAACAGCTTGACAGTTTAGTACCGGATATATATAATACCATAAGTAACCTTGCAAAAGGTGATGCTATTTCTATTCCTCCAAAACTTTTAGAAAAGTTTAGAGAAGATATGACTCAAGCGTTGGTAGACTGGGCTACGCCTATTGGAGCTAACAAAGCTACAGCTAACACTCTCCGCATGTCCAATATAGGAAAACCTGATCGGCAGTTATGGTTTGACATGCATGAAGAAAAAGATTCAGATGCTGAATTACAACCAAGTACTTTAATTAAATTTCTATACGGACATTTATTAGAGGTTCTTCTTTTATTTTTTGTTAGACTTGCAGGTCATAGTGTTGATTCAGAACAAAAAGAAGTAACCGTTAGTGGAATTAAAGGACACATGGATTGTAAAATTGACGGTGAAGTGGTCGATATTAAATCAGCGTCTGGTTATGCATTTAAAAAATTTAAGGATGGAACTTTAGCAGAACAAGATACGTTTGGTTATTTAGCACAACTTGCAGGATATGAAGCATCAGAAAAAACTAGTGCTGGTGGTTTCTTAGTAATTAATAAAGAGACTGGAGAATTAACTCTTTTTAAACCTGAAGATTTAGATAAGCCTAATATTAAAGATAGAATTAAAACTATCAAAAAAGCTATTAAGAAAAAAACACCACCTGATTTTTGCTATCCACAAGTCGCTGAAGGAAAAGCAGGAAACATGAAGCTTCCAAAAGAATGTACTTATTGTCCTTATAAATATAAGTGTCATTCGGATAGTAATAATGGTAAAGGTTTAAGAGTTTTTCAGTATGCAAAAGGACCTGTTTATTTTACAAATATTGTTAAAGTTCCAAACGTTGAGGAGATATTATGAATGCACAAAGAGCTAAAAAAATTAGAAAAAAATCACTAGAGCTATTAGTTGATTGGGTTAAAACTTTGGTGTCTGATATAGAAAAAGAAAAGATAAATAAACAAAACGCATTTAGTTTACTTCCTACAGACACTCATATTTATGCGAACAAACAAATTTGGCTTTCTTCTTTTTCATTAAAGTGGATAGTAAAAAAAGTTAAAAAATTTTCAAAGACTAAAACAATAAATGAGATAACTCTCGAGGATATTATAAATGAAAACCCAAGATAGATTAGAAAGAATTTTATTACTACTCGCACACGAGCTTACAAATGGTGAATCAATTGACACTATACCCAGTGATATCTTAGCAGACTTATCAACAATTCTTAAAAGGGAAGTTGATTTAAGAGAATCTCGGAGTATTCATTAATGCCTAAAAGAGTACCTAGAAAACCTAGACCTAAAAAAATTAATGTACCTAAAGGGTATGACAGTCGATGGGAGTATGACATTCATCTAGGTATACTACAAGACTGGAAACACCACTGGGATGTCATACAGTATGTTGTTGAACATAAATACGAAGCTGACTTTGTTAGAGAGATAGATGGTAAAACAATTTTATTGGAAGCTAAAGGTAGATTTTGGGACCATGCTGAGTACAGTAAATATATTCATATTAGAAAAGCATTACCTGAAAATACTGAATTAATTTTTTTATTTCAAAAGCCTTTCTCTCCTATGCCGGGAGCAAAGATAAGGAAAGATGGAACAAAACGTACCCATGCTGAATGGGCTGAAACAAATAACTTTAAATGGTACAGTGAAGAAACTTTACCAAAGGAATGGAAACATGAAGAAAACTAATTATAAATTTAAAGAAGATAAACTTTTACAAGAACTTAAAAAATACATTGATGCTACATATAATCAACATTATGCTTCTGATAAGTATCAGGCTACTGATGTTATTATTGATTCAGGACATGGTGAAGGTTTTAGTCTCGGTAACATTATGAAGTATGCAAAACGCTATGGAAATAAAGAAGGAAAGAACAGAAAAGACTTGCTTAAAATATTACACTATGCTATAATAATGCTTTATGTACACGACACAG